AAAGAAATAGAAGATTTTAGAGTCAAGATGAGTATTCCAAAACATAAAACATTTGTAATGCCAGCAGGAGATACAAGGAAACAATTAATACGAATGTATCCTATTGTGTTTGAAATGTGTGCCGAAGAAGGATACAATATGACTGGTAGAGATCATATAATAGCATTTAACACAGAAAGAGGAGTATAATTATGAAAATGAAACCAATCGGAGATTTAATTTTATTAAAAGAACACGAAAAGAAAAATAAGACCAAATCTGGACTTATATTAACAAATGGCACAGATGGAGATTATGTACGTGCTGATGTAATTGAAACTGGGGATGGTTTGTTTACTCAAACTGGGGATAGAATTCCAATGACAGTAAAACCAGGCGATACAGTTATGTTACATAAAAATCAAGCCGGTAGTAATAAACAAGTTAAAGTAGAAGAAGAAAATTATTTGTTAGTTCATGAATCTGAACTTGCAATGATTATAACCAAATAGCTCACACCATAAAATAGGAGAAAAATTATGGAAACAATAATTACAGTTTTAGTCACATTATTTATTTGTGGGATTGCAATTGCGATCGCGCAGGTATATAAAAATTTACAGGGTAAAATTGCTGATTTGGAACGAGATGTACATAGAGAATTAACATGTATGTGTACAGACTCAGAAAAAGAGCATTCAACATTATTTAGAGAAATTGATATATTACAACAAAAGTTGGAGAGTAATATTGATAGTAGATCTGATAAAATTATTAACAAATTTTCAGAACACGTCGCTGATTTATATAGAGTCCTAGACGATAAGATGGACAAAATTAAAAAATAATTAAATAGTGTGTGAGTTATTTGGTTTTTTGAAAAAAAATTCTTATATTAAAATATGACAACAAAGAAAAGTATTGAATTAGTTAAAGAAGGATTTGCAAATGGAGTAGCTCCAGGAGGTCCTTTATCAGAAAATGAAAAGCAAGATATGATAACTCTTGCTGCTAGACATTTTGGCCATTTTTTAGATGCACTTAAATGTGATTGGAGAAATGATCCAAATTCGAATGATACTCCTAGGCGAGTAGCTAAAGCATATATAAATGATTTATGGGCTGGTAGATATAATGGAGCTCCAAATATTACTGCATTTCCTAGTGATGGTTATGATGGTATGGTTTTTGAGGGGGGTATTCCATTAACTTCAATGTGTTCACATCACCACCAAACTATTATGGGTAAAGTCCATGTAGCATATATTCCGGGTGAAGATAGTAAAGTTATTGGATTAAGTAAATTAAATCGACTAGTAGAACATTTTGCTAGGCGAGGTGCAATACAAGAACAATTAACAGTAGCAGTACATAATGCCATTGGCACTATTATTAATGATAATAAAGGTGTGGCAGTTATGATTGATGCAACTCATAATTGTGTACAGTGTAGGGGCGTTAAACATGGCGGTGCATCAATGAAAACAAGTAAGTTAACCGGTGCATTTAAACATGACAATGCAACTAGGTCTGAATTTTATGAATTTGTAAGAGGTTATGGAAATACTAATACCTGAGTATAAAATAGAACGACGTGTCAGAGCAATGGCACATAGATTATCTGAAGAACATAAAGCTAGTGATAATTCCTTACCACCAGTAATGATTTGTGTATTAAATGGAGCATTTATGTTCTTTACAGATTTGGTTAAGGATATGGGAATTGATGTTCAAATTGATTTTATTAGAGCAAAATCATATGAAGGTAAAGACAATTCTGGTGGAGTTAAGATTACAAAACATTTAGATCTGGAATTGAAAGGTAAACGTGTTTATATCGTAGAGGACATAATTGACACCGGACAGACGATGATTGAAATATTACAACATGTAAATGATAAAATGCCAGCCGAAGTAAATATCGTTACACTGGTACAGCGTAAAGAAGCCAAAATGCCAATTGACCATTATTGTTTTGAAATTGATGAAGAATGGATAGTTGGATATGGATTAGATGATAATTCATTAAAAAGAAATTATAGAAACGTATATAAAATTAATTAATGTATCAAGCAGTAGCGTACCACAAAAATAGTAATACAGTTCATATCTGGGATGATGAAAAAGGCCATTTAAAAATAAAATACAAGCCATATGCTTATAAAAAATCTTCTTACGGAAAACATGTAGCATTAGATGGCCAACGCGTTGATAAGATATATAATTTCGATCGTGAAGAAAGAGGATTATATGAAGCAGATATTAACCCAGAAATGCGTACATTAATTGATATGTACAAAGAATCAGATGATGCAAGTACCGGACATAAAGTATTAACAATAGATATAGAGGTTGATATATCTGATGGATTTCCGACTCCGGAAACAGCAGAACACGAAATAACATCTATCGCAATAAAAGATCATTTAGGTGATCAAAGATTTGTATGGATTTTAGATAAAGCTGGAGTTGTACAATCTACAACTAAAAATAATGTACAAATAATAAGTTGTGTAGATGAATATACATTATTATCTAAATTTTTGATGACTTATTATGAAATACAACCTACTATTATAACTGGATGGAATATTGATTTCTTTGATATTCCATATCTTTATAATCGGATGGTCCAGGTATTAGGAGAATCTAAAGCCAGAACATTATCTCCGATTAAAGATGTAATTTGGTTGAAACATAGAAATAGGTATAGAATTTCTGGAGTGTCATGTTTAGATTATATGGCATTATATAAAAATTACACATATAATCAAGAATCTAGTTATTCATTGGAAGCAATTTCACAAAAAGAATTAGGTAAAGGTAAAATTAAGTATGATGGTTCATTAAATGATTTGTTAAGAGATGATATTGAAAAGTATATCGATTACAACATGAATGATGTTGATCTTGTAGTAGAGATAGATGAGAAAATGGGATTGATAGACTTAGCACGTAGTATTTGTCATAAAGGTCATGTTCCATATGAAGATTTTTTATTTCCTACGAGGTATTTAGATGGAGCAGCTATAACTTATTTGAATAGATTAGACGTAGTTGCCCCTAGTCGAAAACATAGGAATTCTGACGAACCTTTAGATTTATTAGGAGCATATGTAAAGGCACCAAATCCCGGTAGATATAAATGGGTATATGACCTTGATTTAACATCATTGTATCCTAGTATCATTATGACACTTAACGTTTCACCAGAAACAAAAGTAACTAAATTAAGTAATTTTGATGGCCATAAATATATTAAGAATACCGGTACACATTATACAGATGAATGGAACGGTTGGGAAACTAGTCAGGATTTAAGAAAGTATCTAGAAGATAATGATTATTCTATTGCAGCAAATGGAGTTGTATATGATAAAACAATTAAAGGATTCTTGCCTTCAATTTTAGATAATTGGTTCAATGAACGTGTTGAATATAAAAATTTACGTAAAAAATATGAAAAAGAAGGAAATAATGCTAAAGCAGAATATTATGATAGAATGCAATTAGTTACAAAAATTCTTCTAAATTCATTTTATGGAGTTCTTGGCAACCCCGGCTTTAGATTCTTTGACCCAGATAATGCAACAGCAATTACTAGTACGGGTCAGCAATTGATAAAATTCACAGCAGATATCGGAAACCAATTTTACACGAGAGAATTGGGAGAAAGAAAGGATTATTGTATTTATACTGATACAGATTCAACATTTTTCTCATCATTACCTTTAATTAAAAAAAGATATCCAGATTATAATATTTCTGATGAAAGTTGGATGGCTGATAAAACTATTGAAATAGCTGATGAGATGCAAAAGTTTATCAATAATGCATATGATATATATGCTGAACGGTTTCATAATACTACTAAACATAGATTTGATATTAAACAAGAAAATGTTGCAAAAGCTGGTTTATGGATTGCTAAGAAAAGATATGCTCAATGGATAATCAATATTGAAGGCCATACTGTTTCAAAATTAGACGTAAAAGGATTAGATGTAGTTAGATCTTCCTTTCCACCATCATTCAGAAAGTTTATGGCAGAGGTATTAGAAGATATGTTGAATGATATTGATAAACGCACATTAGATCAAAAGATATTAGATTTTAAAGAACATATGAAGACATTACCATTAATAGATGTAATGTTTCCGACAGGTGTAAAACATGTTACAAAATATGTAAGAAGAGGAGACAAGCCATTTACTCCTAGAATAAAAGGTACACCAGTACATGTCAAATCAGCATTAAATTATAATGATATGTTAAGTCATTTAGGCTTAACCAAAAAATTTCAAGGAATAATTAATGGCGAAAAAATTAAATGGACTTATTTACGCCCTAATGCAATGGGATTGGATACGATGGCATTGAAAGGGTTTGAAGATCCGAGGCAATTGGAAGAATTTGTTTCTAAAAATATTAATTATGAAAAGGTATTTGAGTCAGCATTTGCAAATAAATTAGGAGATTTTTATAGTGCAATGAAATGGGGGTTAATTCCAAAAAATAATAATTTAGGAAAGTTTTTTGCATTTTAATTTGGAATCATGAAAAAAATTACTTATATTAAATATAAATAAATAAGATGATAGGATTTAAAGATTATTGGTTCGGAAAAGAATGTGAAGGCAGATTAACAGATGTCGAAACATTGTTTGTTGCAAATGTAAATTTAGAAGAACCTAATGAATTGCAACAAATTCTTTATAAAGCACCTCATATATACATTTGTTCTCCGGCAACAAATCAAATGATTACAATTAATGATTGGCAATGGCTAAATGATTTAGTTGATAGAGGTAGGCATGTAGTAAGTATAGAAGTAACCCCCGGCCAATTAGAATTAATACCGCCAATGATTAGAATTAAATGTCATATAATGTATATGATAAATCAAAAAGAAGTTAGTTTATTAAAAAAGAATGATAGTATCAAAGTTGTATATGATGATTATTCTTTATATTGTGCAAGTATACAAAATATGCAACATGTGAAACCAGATGATTACAAATATGACAGAACTTAATACGATATGGGTAATAGACCTTGAAGCAGTTGAAAGTAGGTATACTGGACAATGGAAACATCATATTCCGGAATTGTTACGTATACAAAGCTTTGGCCAATTTAATGTCCGTGTGATAGAAGGACCGACCGACATTCCAGATGCAACCACTCCGGGGGCATTTTTAAATTTTGGTGGCACTAATATATACAAAAGTGCACAAATGGAAAAAATTAGTAGACTATTTTGTAATAGCGAAGTGAAANCCGGAGACCATTTTATTTATACTGATGCCTGGAANCCTACTATTATTCAACTTAAGTATATGAGCCAGTTATTACAAATACCGATTAAAATACATGGTTTTTGGCATGCTGGTAATTATGACCCAAATGACTTTTTAGGAAGATTGATAAAAGATGAATGGGTTAAGACGTTTGAAAAATCATTAGCACAAACAATAGATTATAATTGGTTTGCATCATTTGACCATCTAAAAATGTTTAGAGAAAATTTTGGTTATGATGGCATTCAATGTTTCAGAACCGGATGGCCAATGGAATACCTATATCATATGATTCCAAATACAGGACCTAAAGAAGATATCATATTATTTCCTCATAGGATAGCACCAGAAAAGCAAGTTGAAATATTCAAAGATTTAGAAAAGGAACTACCTGAATATAAGTTTATAGTATGTCAAGAACATAATTTGTCTAAAAAAGAATATCATAGTTTGCTACAAAGGTCAAAGATAGTATTTTCTGCAAACCTTCAAGAGACGTTGGGTATATCATGTTACGAAGGAGCTTTGGCAGGTGCAATTCCATTAGTTCCAGATAGATTAAGTTATAGAGAAATGTATTTGGATGAATTTAAATATCCAAGTGCGTTTACAGAAAATGAAGATAGTTATATTAGATCAAAAGATTTATTAATTGCATTGATACGAAATACAATGAACAATTATGACCATATAAGGACAAAATTACCAGAACTAGTAGATAAATTACATAATGAATATTTTTCATGTAATGGATTACTAGATGTTTTACTTGAAAAGGCGTTCCATGAGTAACGAAAAACAAAAAGAATTTATATATTTTCCATCTTTATCTGCTGGTGGATTTGCTTCTTCTTTAATTAAAGATGATAAGTTATCATCTGGCCACCCATGCAGATTTTATACAGATGAATATCCGGAAGAATATAGACATAAATATTTCTTAGTCACAGCCGGACATTATTATAAGAAAATGGACATTAGACAGCAAATGGGCTTAGGTGATGATGTATTAGTATTTGGAGATTCCGGAGGATATCAAATTGCAACAGGTGCATTAACGTATAGTGATGATTTAAGAGAAAAAATATTTCATTGGTTAGAAGCAAATTCAGATGTAGCAGCAAATCTAGATATTCCACCCAAAACAGTTTATGAAAATCAATTTTATCATTGTGCAGATATTAGTTATGATAATTTTGCTTGGTTTGAAAAACATCAATCCGGAAAGACAAAATTCTTAAACATGTTACAGGGGTCTAATCCATCAGAGTATGATTATTGGTATCATAGATTTAAACATTTTGAATTCCAAGGTTGGGCAATTGGAGGACCACAAAAGTTAGTTGATTTTATGTGGGCATTAGCATTAATGTTAAATAATAGAGAATTTGAAAATAAGAGATTAGAATATTTACATTTATTAGGAATTTCAAAAATATCTGATTTCTTTATTTTATCGACAATACAGAAGAACTTAAATAAACATTTTGGAAACAGAATAGTTGTAACAACAGATTCGAGTTCGCCTGGACAATATCCTGTATATGGAACTTATTTACATTCTCATAACTTTAAGAAATTATCTTTTAGTGATGTATATATGCCAAAAGGAAATAAAGATGAAGACGGAAATATTATCAAATTATCAACTGATAAAGTACCAGATCTGCAGCATGATCAATTGGTGCCATGTAGTTTAGATTGCCCGGCATGTAAAGATTTTACATGGGGTATGTTAGATGAATATAATAAAGATGCTGTACCGAGAATGGTGTTACATAATGTACACGTATTCCAAAATACTATTAGAGAAGTGAACAAAATTGTCGCTGCTCATAGAGATGTTGCTCAATATATGGTTCCGGCCAATTTGGCAGCAGTATTAAAAAGTATATACGAAATGTTTGAAGACCCTGATAAAGCAATTGTAGTTTATGAAAAATATAAACAATATTATCAGAAATTTGGCGGGCAGAGTATATCAACAATAAACAAGGATATTTTTAATCAATTTTTTGAAAAGGCATAAATAATGAAAAAGAACGACTTATTAAATTTTGTTAACCGATATCATTTAGCAGGAGCTACTACATCGGTTAAATGGAAAGGCAAAGATGGAAATTTGCAAACTAGTTTTATCACAGATGATCAAAATGTGATAGGCGAGATTAATTCAAATAATTTGAATTTTGGAGACAATGATCTAGGAGTATATGCAACACCCCAGTTAACTAAAATGTTAACGGCTGTTGGAGATAGCTTAGATATTAAAGTAAATACAATCGATGATAAATCGGTTAGTGTTGATATTAAAGATAAAGATGTTCGCATGAAATTCATGTTGGCTGACCTATCTGTTATAAGACAAGTCCCAGATTTAAAACAATTACCGGATTGGGATGTTACGATAGATTTAACAACAGATTTTGTTAATAAATTTGTTAAAGCTAAGAATGCAATACCAGAATCTGAAAATTTCGCAATCAGAGCAAATGGAGTTGGAACAGAAATAATGGTAAATTATTCGGCAATTAACACTAATAGAATTACATTTAGTGCAGATGCAACTGTTAATAAAGAAATGGCAACTGTTTGTTTTTCATCAAATTTATTTAAAGAAATATTACAAGCAAATAAAGATGCTGAAACTGCAAAATTAGAAGTATCTGCAGCCGGATTGGCAAGAGCAACTTTTACATCTAAAACTTTTGATTCAACATATTATTTAGTGCAATTACAAACATCATGATAGTACAATTTAAAAAATTAAGTGAACATGCAATAACACCATCATATGCTAAAGATGGAGACGCTGGGCTGGATATTTCTTGCATAGGTTATATGATAAATAAAGAACATAACTTTATAGAATATTACACCGGATTGGCATTTGAAATACCAAAAGATCATGTAGGATTGTTATTTCCTAGATCATCTGTGTCTAAAACAGATTTAAGATTAGCTAACTGTGTAGGTGTTGTAGATTCTGGTTATAGAGGAGAAGTAATATTTAGATATAAATTTCAAAAAGATACATTTTTTGCATCAACAAAAAGATTTGAAACAGGAGATCGTATAGGACAATTAATAATAATAGAATATCCGGAAATACAATTACGTGAAATGGATTCTTTATCAGATACAGATAGAGGAGATGGCGGATTCGGATCAACAGGTAAATAAAATATGTTTGGTAATCANGAAAATACATTATGGGTTGAAAAATTTAGACCCGGTACATTAGATGGATATGTAGGCAATGAACATATCATTGATAAAGTTAAATTATATATTAGCTCAGGCGATGTTCCTCATTTATTATTTTATGGTCAGGCTGGAACTGGTAAAACTACATTAGCTAAGATAATTGCAAATAATGTAGATGCTGATGTAATGTATGTTAATGCATCAGATGAAAATAATATCGAAACAGTCCGAACTAAAATAAAGAATTTTGCTAGTACAGTTGGATTTAGACAATGGAAGATTGTTATATTAGATGAAGCCGATTACATGACCCCAAATGGCCAGGCAGCATTACGTAATTTAATGGAAACATTTTCTAAAACAACTAGATTCATATTAACATGTAATTATGTTGAAAAGATTATAGACCCCATTCAGAGTAGATGTCAAACATTTGGCATCATGCCACCTAACAAAATGGAGGTTGCTAAACGTATAGTAAATATCTTACAAGAACTACAAGTCTCTTATGATAATAAGGATATAGCAACTATTATAAATGCAGGATATCCAGATATCAGAAGAGTATTAAACTCATGTCAGCGACAAGTAGTTGATTCTAAATTAACCATTGATGCTACAAGTCTTGTACAAGCAAATTATATGACTAACCTATTAGAAATATTAAAAAATAGTACAAGTAAAAAAGATGCGTTTAGAGATTGTAGGAAATTAATTGCAGATAGTAAAGTACAAGATTTTATAGCATTGTACAAGTACTTATTTGATGAGATAGATAATTATGCTAAAGGACATATTGCAAGTGTTATTTTAATTTTAGCAGAATCACAGTATCAAGATGCATTTGCAGTAGACAAAGAATTACATGCTATGTCAACCATAGTAAAATTATTGAATGAGTTAAAATAAAGGAAGTTATGAAAAAAATAGAAGACAATGGCGCAGCACCAAAAACAAATGTCAACCTCAATCCGGAAGATTTGAAAGATATCGTTTGTGAAAATTGTGGCAGCCAATTTTTTAGACAAGTAAGTGCATTTAAAAGAATTTCAGCACTTTATTCACCAACTGGTAAAGAACAAATTATCCCTGTACCAACTTTCAGATGTGATGATTGTGGACATATTAATGCAGATTTTCAACCAATACAAGAAAAACCAAAAAAATAAGTTATGGCAAAAAAATTATTATTCGGAGAAGACGCTCGACAAGAACTTATGTCAGGTGTAGAACAGTTAGCAAACGCAGTAAAAGCAACGTTAGGTCCAAAAGGCAGAACAGTTGTATTAGATAAGAAATTTGGACCACCGGTTATAACAAAAGACGGAGTTACAGTAGCAAAAGAGGTCGAGTTAGAAGATCCGTTACAAGACGCTGGTGCCCAAATGGTAAAAGAAGCTGCATCAAAGACAAACGACCATGCCGGGGACGGCACTACAACATCAACAGTGTTAGCACATGCGATTCTTAAAGAAGGATTCAAAAAAATTGCTAATGGTGCAAATCCTGTTGAATTGAAAAGAGGAATCGACAAAACAGTTAAACATATAATATCTTATCTAGAAGATGAATCAAGACCAGTATCTGGTAATGATGAAATAGCTCAAGTAGGAACAATTTCTGCTAATAATGATGATAGTATTGGACAGATGATTGCACAAGCCATGGATGCCGTTGGAACTAATGGTGTAATTACAGTTGAAGAAGGAAATACTGCAGATACATTATTAGAAGTAGTAGAAGGAATGGAATTTGATAGAGGGTATTTGTCTCCATATTTTGTTACTAATGATAAAATGGAGGCTGAACTAGAAAAACCATTAATCTTATTATGTGATAAAAAAATATCAGCAACTAAAGATATTTTACCTATATTAGAACAATCTATGCAACAAGGAACGCCTATTGTGATTATAGCAGAGGATATAGAAGGCGAGGCTTTATCAACATTGGTTGTGAATAAAGTAAGGGGGTCTCTGAAAGTAGTAGCAGTAAAGGCACCAGGATTTGGAGATAGACGTACTGAAATATTAGAAGATATAGCCGTATTAACTGGAGCAACAGTATTCACAGAAAAGTTAGGTATGACATTAGATGAATTAACAGTTGATTATCTAGGATCTGCAGAAAAGATTATATGTAAAAAGGGGTCTACTACTATTGTTAATGGCTCCGGAGAATCATCAGTGGTTACAGAAAGGATTGAATTACTAAAAACCGAAATTGAAAATGTAACATCAGATTATGAAAAAGAAAAACTTCATGAAAGATTGGCTAAATTATCTGGAGGAGTTGCGGTTATTAAAATAGGAGCTGGCTCTGAAATTGAAATGAAAGAAAAGAAAGATAGATTAGATGATGCATTAAATGCTACAAAAGCTGCAGTAGAAGAAGGTATCATTGCTGGTGGTGGAACAGTGTTAAGAGGATATCAACATTTTGAGGATGCTATATATGAAAATGAAGATCAAATATTGGGTAGAGATATTGTGGTTAAGGCTTGTAAAGCTCCATTCAACGCGATTATGGAAAATGCTGGACTCAACCCTGATGTTATTTGGAATGAGATAGTAACTACCGGAGATGGAACAAAGTCTGGTTATGATGTAAGAACAGAGACAGTATTAGAAGATATGGTTGATGCCGGAATTGTTGATCCGGTAAAGGTGACAAGGATAGCATTAGAGAAGGCATCGTCAGTTGCCGGCACGATGTTAACAACAGAATGTGTTATAACTGAGATACCAAAAGAAGAACCGAAACAACAAACAATGTAAATGGATAGAAGATTTTTTATTAAAACAATCGCTGGGTCATTTGGAACTGCATTTTTAACCACAATGTTAGTTGCATGTGAGAAAATCCCTTTACTTCCAGCATTACACATGACCGGTTCTATAACTGGAAGTGTTACAGGAAGTGTTACAGGAAGCTTTACAGGTTCCATCAGTGGGTCAGATCCATGGACTCCTAATTATGATGAACATACAGGGTCTATAAAATTATGATTTACGAAAAAAATTTATTATATTAATAATATGAAAAAGCCGGCTACAATATTTGATCATTTAGCAAATATAACTTATAAGAAAACTCTATGGAGTAAATTATCAGAAGCAGATCAAAAAACATTTAGTCCATATTTGATTAATCGTTGGTTGTCTATGAATCCGGATTTAATAGAGATTGTTGATATGTTCCAACAATATACAATTGGACCATTAAATAAAAAACAAGTTTATCAGCTATATTATGATATTTTGCCAAAACAAAAAATGTATACTAAATATATTAAAGGCAAAAAGGCAGATAAATATAATAAAGATTTAATAACATTTGTCGCAAATCATATACAAATATCTAGAAGAGAAGCTACATCATATATTGATTATTGGAAACAAGGCCATATAAATGAATTAGAAGATTTATTAAAAAAATATGGTAAAACAGATAAAGAAGTAAAACAATGGCTAAAATAATTAGAGATAGTAAAACAAAAGTTGAGTTCACCGAAACAGAACAAGTATATCACCCTGATCATTACGGAGGAAAAGATAGTTTATATGAAGTTATAAAGGTAATAGAGGCATGGGAACTAGACTTTAATCTTGGTAATGTAGTGAAATATGTATCACGCGCCGGCAAGAAGGATAAAAATACTAAATTACAAGACCTAGAAAAGGCTAAATGGTATTTAGAAAGATCTATAAACAACCTAACAAAATAGTGAAATAATTAGGAATTACGAGAAAAAATCCTTATATTTAAGTATGCATAGTGTTATAAAATTTAATGATAGAGAGCCGAAGACCGGCGAGAGAAAAATATCTTATTCTCAGTACTCAATGTACGAACAATGCCCCAGACATTGGGAATTAGCATATGTTAAAGGATTAAGAACATTCAAACAAAGTATCCATACATTATTTGGTACAGCATTCCATGAAACATTGCAACATTATCTAACAATAATGTATACGGAAACGGCTAAAAAAGCAGATGAGATTGATATCGAAGCAATGTTATTATCTAGAATGCAGACTTTATATAAAGAAGCTGTTACAAAAATGGATGAACACTTCTCCACGAAGTTTGAACTAACAGAATTTTTCCAAGATGGTGTTACAATATTACAATATATCAAACGACATAGAGGCAAATACTTTTCGGCAAAACATGAAGAATTGATAGGTATAGAAGTTAGAGTATATCATCCAGTTTCAGAAAAAAATCCTAATGTATTAATGTTAGGATATTTAGATGTAGTTATAAGAGATAAACGTACTGATGAGATAACGATTATTGATATCAAAACTAGTACAATGGGATGGAATAAATATCAAAAGGCCGATAAGTTAAAATTATCTCAATTAGTTCTTTATAAAGAATATTATGCTAAACAATATGGTTGGAATGTTGATAAGATTAAAATTAAATTCCTGATTGTTAAACGTAAATTAATTGAAGGCGCAATGTTTCCTCAAAGACGTGTACAAGAAGTGATACCGGCGAGCGGTAAGCCAACTAGAAATGCGTTGCTCCGATCAATTGATAATTGGGTTGAAACATGTTTTACTTCGACGGGAGATTATATTACAGATAAGACGTATCCAGCGGTAGCGGGTAAGAATAAACGAAACTGTAAATATTGTGAATTTGTTGACCAAGAAGATTTATGTCCATTAGCAAATAGAATAAAAGAATGAAAGTTGCAATAATAGGTAGTCGCGAATATGAAAATGTCAGAAAAATAAAAAATTTAATGACAGAACTTAGACGTAAATTTGGAGATGAGTTGATAGTTATCTCCGGAGGCTGCAAATTTGGAGCAGATAAATATGCTAAAAAATATGCAATAGAATTTGATATTAATTATAAAGAATATAATCCAGCACATACGCCAAAGAATTTGTATAGTGGAATGTCAGAAGGATATTATGGTAAGCCATATCATGTATCCCAGTTTCATCATAGAAATATGTTGATAGCAAAAGAATGTGATATGATGGTAGCTTTAATACCAAATAATTCCTCAGCATCCGGTACAGAAAGTGCAATGAATAAGGCGATTAAATTAAACAAAAAGGTGGTTATCTTAACGTAAACCTATATTTATAATAAAATAGTTATAAAGGAAATATGCAAGAAATACAGTTACCAAAACTCAAAAAAATCAATCCTAATAGACCAAAAAAGAAAAAAATATTATTATTATGTGATGATATGCGAATGCATTCTGGCATTGCAACAATGGCAAAAGAATTTGTTATAGGCACAGCTCATAAATATGATTGGGTGCAAATCGGAGCAGCAATCAAACATCCAGATGAAGGAAAGGTATTTGATTTATGTAATGATGTGAATAAAGAAGCCGGCATTGATGATGCGTATGTAAAGGTATATGCATGTAATGGCTATGGCAATCCTCAACTCTTACAACAAGTGATGAATATGGAAGCCCCGGATGCAATACTGCATTTTACAGATCCTAGATTTTGGGGTTGGTTATATAATATTGAGCATAGTCTTAGACAATACGTGCCAATCATGTATTATAATATTTGGGATGATTTACCATATCCATTCTGGAATGAGCCGTTTTATGAATCCTGCGATTTAATAATGAATATATCCAGACAAACACAAAACATTGTAAAAAATGTCATTCGTAAATATCCTAAACCTGATTGGGCAGTACAATATGTTCCGCATGGAGTTAATGAAAAAAAGTTTTATCCTATAAATTCATTGCATAAAGAATATGAAGAATTTACAGCATTTAGATCTAGATTTTTACGAGATAAATTTGAATTTGTGATATTTTGGAATAATAGAAATATCAGAAGGAAACAGCCAGGTGATGTAATATTGGCATTTAATGAATTCTGTAAAACATTATCAAAAGAAGAAGCAGATAAATGTGTTTTAGTAATGCACACTCAAGGTGTTGACCCGAATGGAACTGATTTATATGCTGTTAAAAATGCTGTTTGTCCAGATTATAATATAGTTTTTAGTACAAATGCTGTCGACCAAAAAACATTAAATTTTTATTATAATATGTCTGATGTAACTATTAATATTGCATCTAATGAAGGATTTGGCATTTCTTGGTGTGAATCATTACATGCCGGCACCCCCATTATTAATAATGTTACAGGCGGATTGCAAGACGGATGTCGATTTGATCATGGAGATGGATCATGGATTGACTTTGATACTCATTTCCCGACTAATCATGACGGCACGTATCAAATAGCCGGCAAGTGGTCAAAGCCAGTATTTCCGAGTAATAGGTCATTACAAGGTTCACCACAGACGCCTTATATATTTGATGATAGAGCAAATTTTAAAGATGTTGCAGCTGCAATTGAATATTGGTATAAAATGTCAAAAGAAGAAAGGGACATTTGTGGAGCTGCCGGACATGAATGGGTTTGTGGAACAGAGTCGAATATGTCAGCTAGAAGAATGAGTGAAAGAATGAGTGAATGTATCGAAGAGTGTTTTGAAAAATGGACACCACGCGAAAAATTTACAATGTATAAAATAGAACCAAAGTTAAAAATTGAAAACCCAGGAGTATTATGAAGCCATTTATAGTAGTACAAGGACCAGTCGCAACTAGATCTGGATATGGAAATCATACTAGAGATTTAATTACCAGTCTGATTAAAGCAGACAAATATGATATTTTAATAGTCTCATTACCATGGGGATCATGTCCTTCTGACGCATTAAAGCCAGAAAATCCGGAACATTTAGAAATAATAAAACGTATTGCAAGAGAAAATATAAGAAAAANGCCAGACGTATTCATTCAAATTAGTGTGCCTAATGAATTCCAACCAATGGGACAATATAATATAGGCATTACAGCCGGCATAGAGACAGATACTGTATCGCCAGAGTTTTTAGAAGGATGTAATAGAATGAATTTAATATTAACTACGTCTGAACATTCTAAAGAAGGATTTATGAATTGTCAGTATGATACTATGGATAAAGAAACTAAGCAAAAAACTGGCGAATTAAAATTAACAACAGCTATAGATGTTTTGTTTGAAGGTGCAGATTTAAATGTATACAAAAAAATATCACCAACAGATATCCATGAATCTATTACAGAGACTATGTCAACAATTAAAGACCAATTTTGTTATTTATTTGTAGGACATTGGCTAAAAGGAGATATTGGTCAAGATAGAAAAGATATAGGAATGTTAATAAAGACATTTGCTGAAACATTTAAAAATAAAGCTAAACACAACCGACCGGCGTTAATATTAAAAACTAGTAGTGCGACTTTTTCAATAATGGACCGTGAACAAATTACATCTAGAATTCAACAAATATTAGAGCCATATGGTATCAAAGCGCCGAATGTTTATTTATTACATGGAGATTTAACAGATCAAGAGATGAATTCTTTATACAACCACCCTAAAATAAAATCAATGATTTCTTTTACAAAAGGCGAAGGCTTTGGTAGACCATTATTAGAATTTTCTTTAACAGGGAAGCCAGTTATAGCTAGTGATTGGTCCGGACATAAAGATTTCTTACAACATTCTATAATGTTACCAGGACAATTAACAAATGTACATCCTTCAGCAGCAGATAAATTTTTATTAAAAGAAGCTAAATGGTTTACCGTCAATTATCAATATGCATCTGCAGTCCTTAAAGAAGTTACAGAAAATTACAAAAATAAGATTCCTAGTGCTAGAAAACAAGCAACATTTAGTAAAAAGGAATTTAATTTAGATAAGATGGCAGAACTGTTTTGTACGCATGTTGATAAAGGCCTAGAAAATGTACCACAACAAGTTTCATTAAAATTGCCAAAACTTAAAAAACTAGGAAATAAAGAACCAAATAAGGTAAAATTGCCAAAACTTAAAAAGGTTGAAGTATGAAATTAGATTATGATGAAATATCTCCTATAACTAAAAATGAATGTGTTATAGTTGAAGCAGACGAATCCACAAATACTACATCATATATGTGTATGGAATCTGGATTTACAACATCAGACAAATTAGTTATTGATTCAAAACATGTATCAGATTATGAAGCTACTTTGCCACAACTTATGAAAGACGTAAAATATACTGATGAAGAACGTGGACTAATATGGTATCCAGCCTTTCTTAATGTCCCNGGAGTTGGAATGTTATATTGTTCCGGAAATAAAGAATCTGATTTTAGATGGGAAGTTGCTAAGACAGTAGAATTGATAGGCGATGAAAGAAAGAAATTTCCAGTACCAGGAAAACTTGGAGAATATTACACATCACGACTAGATACAGAAAATGCAACACAATTCGACAGANCTCGATTTGGAGAGGCACTTGACTGTTACTATGAAATGATGGCTAAAATTTANGCACAATGAAAATAAGTTATGCCATTCCGGTTTGTACGGAAATAAAAGAAATACAAAATTTGATTAAATATTTATTAAAATGGCGACGTGATGAAGATGAGATTGTTATATTAGTAGATGAAGATAATAGTACTCAAGAAGTACGAGATTATATAGAACTAGTTGCAGAAGAATGTATCGATCAAAATTTACATAGATATTATCATTCACTTAATAAAGATTTTGCAACACATAAGAATTTCCTAAATAGCAAATGTACAGGAGATTGGATATTTCAGTTAGATGCAGATGAATACCCAGACGAATATTTAATAGGTGCTATACCATGGGTAATAAACCAAAATCCAGATGTAGAAGCATATTGGGTATCTCGTATTAATACAGTGAAGGGCATTACTGAAGAACATATTCAAAAATGGAATTGGAATGTCGATGAACGGGGCTGGATTAATTTTCCTGATCCTCAATTGAGGTTATATAAAAATAGTTCAAAAATAAAATGGAAGGGCGAAGTTCATGAACGACTTACTGGATATAAAAAATTCGGAAGTATGCCTAGTAATCCAGAATATTGTTTACATCATCCAAAAAGTATAGAACGTCAAGAATCTCAGAACAAATTTTATGATACTATATAATGATCAAAATAAAAATACAAAACCCGACTATTGGAAGAAATGAAATTACATTCCGTCCATTTTTACAATTAGCACATTTATTGCGAGATTATAGCATAGATATAACAGATTCTGATGACTATGATTTTTTATTTGTTGGAATGCATGATTTTATCGATAAAAAACAATCATTAAATGACAGTATAGAATATGGGTTAGAAAATCTTTCGAAAATAACCGGTGATTATTTTTTATTCGATGGTTCTGATTCTACTTCATTAATGGGAGCATATGAAGTATTTGATCAAAGTAATGCTATATACTTATTTAAAAATCAAAAATTTAAAGAAAGACATAATTACCTACATTCTACTGCATTTAACAAGTGGTGGTTTGGAATTGATAGCGAACTCAATTTACATTATGATATCTCAGAAGAGAATTGGAACAAAATAAAACTATCAAATATCAATTGTGGCCGTACTATTTTTGGGACTGGCATAGAACCGGAGATTAATAAAATGCCACCTATAGAACAAAATAAGAATATTGATATTTGTGCTATATTTCAAGGAGNCCATCCTGAATGTTATGATCATAAAGTAAGGAATGATATTCCATATACAAAACACCGTACTGAGTTATGGGATAAATTAAAACCTATGAAAGGTGAATACAATATCATTTCAAAGAAATTAGATTTCACGACTTATATAGAAAAATTACGTCAATCAAAAATTTGTATATCTCCATTTGGAATGGGAGAATTATGTTTTAGAGATTTTGAATCTATGTTGTGTGGCACTATTTTATTAAAACCAGATCAGTCAATAATCGAAACATCGCCTGATATGTATGTAGAGGGAGAAACGTATATTGGTTGTAGTGTAATATGGGACGACTTAGAAGAAAAAATAAATTATATATTTGATAATTTCCATGAACTAAATCAAAAACTTACATATAACATACGACAACGGTACGTACAACAATACACATACGAAAATTTTTGTAAACACTATTATGATATATTTAGTAACTTAAACAATGTAGTCCATCAATGAAAAAATATTCAATACTTTCAGTAGCAAATAAACAATATACTAAATTTGCATATGTCTTCATTCAAAGTGCAATAAAGCATTTAAACTTAGACAATGTACATGAGATATGTATTTTAGAAACAGGAATGGATTCTGCCGATATTAGTTATTTAACTAATCTTCATCCAAAAATTAAATTTATTAATGGAGCANAAGTCTCGTCTAGCAAAGCATGGGATGATGGCTGGCAAGAAAATGTATTACTTAAAACTAACTTTGCAAAAGAATATATATCTAATAAAAGTATACCAGCTTGTATGATAGATATTGACTGTATGTTTGTACAAGATATTTCTAGTATAATTACTGCAGATAAACATGATGGTATTGTCTTATGTGATAGGTCTGAAATTTGGGGCGGCATGCCATACATAGCTTCTTTTGTAGGTTTTGTGAATATAGAACAATCTTTGAATTTTATTAATGATTGGATATTATGTATAGACAATATCAAAGGATTCCGGACTAAAGAAACACCAGCATTAAATGAAATTATACGATCAGCATCAGAAAAATATGATTTTTATGCGGCTAGCCATGATATAGTAGGGCTGTATGTAAAAGATAAATTCAATTCTAATTCTTGTATATTACATTTTAAGGGTGGAGGAGATTCTGAAAATATACCAATGGATGAAGCGGTGCAAGTAAGATTNAANAGGTTTCCNCAATTTGAAAATGAAATTAATGNATATTTAGAAAATGTGTAGTATTTTATTTACAAATAAAGAAGTTAATAAAGCAAATAAGCTGCTAGAAAGGCGCGGACCGGATGCCACATCGCTAGTAACTAAATATGGCTATACATTTTTACATACCTTATTAAGTCTAACCGGAGAATACACTACACAGCCTATAGAAGAAGATGGCATAATATTATTATTCAATGGAGAAATTTATAATTTTAAAGATATAGATAATAATGCTAAGTCAGATTCTTATAGTATAATATCATCATATAAAAAACATGGCACTGAATTCGTAAAATATTTAAATGGAGAATTTGCTATTGTTTTAGTAGATATTAAAAACCAGTTAATTGTATTTTCGTCTGATGTATTTAAAACTAAGCCATTGTTTTATTCTATAGAAGAATCATTTATAGGAATATCAACTTTTGAATCTCCTTTGCGGAATTTGAAGTTTTCTGACATACATAGAGTGCGTCCTAATACATGTTATACTATACACTTGGAACTNGGTTATATCGAACAGTATGCTATCAAAGACTTTAATTTAGACCAACATAAAACAACTTATGATGATTGGATTAATGCCTTTGACCGGTCCATTAAGAAACGAGCAACACAATCTGATCTTAACAAAATGTTTATTGGATTATCATCCGGATATGATAGTGGAGCAATAGCATGTGCTCTTAACAAGTTAGATGTCGATAATAAATGTTATAGTATATATGCTTCAGAGAATGAAGATGTTATTAATGAACGAGTTAAGTTATTAAAGAATATAGAAACAATACGATTATCACATGGAGATTTTTCAACATGGAGAGATTATGTAAATAAAAATTGTGAATCATTTATCAGTGAACAATATAATGGTTATGATATAAAAAATGATAAAGCATCAGTTGGGTTATCGTATATTTGTGATAAGGCAATTAAAGAAGGACGTAAAATATATTTATCTGGTCAAGGTGCTGATGAAATATTTTCTGATTATGGAATGTTCGGAACAAAAATAATGGGAGATCAACAAAGTACCTTCGGGGGAATATATCCAAAAGATTTAGCTCCGTACTTTCCATGGAAAAATTTTTATGATGGTACGATGGAAATGTATATTGCAAAAGAAGAATATATTGCTGGGAGTTTCGGAATAGAGACTAGATATCCATTCCTAGATGTTGATGTAGTTCAAGAGTTCTTATGGTTGACTCCAGAACTAAAAAATAAATCATATAAATCAGTTGTATATGAATATCTAGTTCATAATAATTTTCCAATTGATATTAATAAAAAAATAGGATTTCAGGCAAATAGAAATCTAATTTGATTAGGATATTTGAAAAAAATTTTATATATTAATAATAAGTAAAGAAATTATGAAAAAAAACAATTTAAAAGGAAAATCATCACATGAGATAGAAAAAATAAAGTATCTAGATGCTTTCAAACACGGCACTAGTGCCAATAGTCAATATGGCGAAGGAAATCAAGGACAAACTGCGCAAGATTTTTTTGAAGGTCGAAATGTAAAATCACTTCTTGATGTAGGTGCAGGACAAGGAAATTTTGTAAATAATTTAGCCACTCTATATGAAAGTTTAGAAAAAATATATGCATTAGATATAGCATCAGTATCAGCAGGAGTAAATATTAAGAATGAAAAAATTACGTGGATAGAAGCATATTCACATGATATACCACTTGAAGATAATAAAGTTGAATGGGTCACTTCAATGGATTGTTTAGAACATATCCTACCAGAAGATATGCAAACTACATGTAATGAATTTTATAGAGTATGTAGTGTAGGTGCTTTAGTTAAAATTGCATTTCGAGATTGTCAAGAACGATCACAGCTATATTCAGTACTGCCATCAGGCCATAAATCATTACATTTATCAATATTTACTAAAGAGACTTGGATAGAACATTTTATGGCCGCTGGATTTAAAAAGCATGAAATGTATAAAGAAAATCCAGGACATCCGCGAGAAGATAATTATTTAATTTTTTATAAGTAATATAGAATTTAATGCAAACTGGTAGTATGAAAAAACATGTATTATTTTGGGTTGGTATAAAAAGTGAGAATACACATTTACGTGAAAAACACGGAAATTTTAAATACCTAGACATTTCTAAACAATGTTGGGAATGGTGGTGTAAACAGAATGACGTTATATTCTTTCCATATGAAAAAGCAAATGAGCCTGATACAAATGCACATAAAGCAACTTGGCAGAGATGGTTTGATGTATTTGATCAAATAGAAAGTGCTAATATTGATTATGATAAAATTGCTGTTATTGATGGCAGTACGTTAGTACGATGGGACACTCCTAATTTCTTTGAATTAGCAAAAGGACAAGTAACTGCATTTAGATCTTTAGAAAATTTAAGATGGATAACAGAGAGTGTAGATGGATATAATGATTTTTTTAATAACTTTGATTTTGATCTAAAAAAATATATTAGTTGCGGCTTCCAGATATTTGATAAAAGTCATAAAGAATTTTTACAAGAGTTAAGATCATTTTATTATGACAATTATGATTCCATTATGGACTTACAGAATAATAAAGTAGGTAAAGGTACAGACCAGCCAGTATATAATTATCTATTACAGATGAAAGGAGTAGATGTTAATACAACATTGCCACCGAATTTTATGTTGACTCATTTGTATAGGTTTGATTGGTTCTCTCATAATTGGCAATTAAATATTGATAAAACACCGTTCTTCCTTAAATATGGATTCATATACTTTTTTAGTGGATTTCCTAATAGAGGTGATAGGTATAATCTAATGGATCAGATTTGGAATGCAATAAAGGGTCAATACAAATGAAAAATATAGTTTTTATACCAACAGTAAAAGGGACAGACCCTAAACGATTAGCAGAAGTTGCATATGACTTATCAATAAAGAGTTGGGCAAAGTGGTGTGAGAAAAATGATTGTGAATTATTCGTAATGAGTGATTTGGTTCATGATTATGAAGAAATGAAAATTACATGGCAACGGTATTATGTATTAGAATTTTTAGAGAATGAGGATATTGAATACGATCAGGTATTAATGGTTGATGCTGATACAATTGTACATCCGGATTGTCCAAACTTTTTTGAAATGACAGAACATAAATACTGTGGTGTGCATAATATTGGCAGTTATGATTGGGTAATACGTAGTATAGAAAATTATAGTCATTATATGTTTAATAATAAATCATTTCCATATTATGAATATATCAACGGTGGATTTCAAATCATGAATAAAAGTCATAAAGAATTCTTAAGGGCTGTTGTAAAATTTTATTGGGATAATAAAGATTCATTATTAACATTACAAAATAAAATATATTGTGGTACAGATCAAACTCCTATCAATTTCTTAATAAGAGAATATAATATTGATTTAAAAATATTACCATATGAATTTAATATGCAAGACATGATGAGATTTGAAGTATTAGGAGAAGATTTATTATATACAAGACACGGATGGGTATATCATTTCAATGGTGGAGTAAAACCACATCCCAGGGCATGGATGGAACATACATATAAGGCACTTTATGAAAATTGAGAACAAATATATAATTGGTACACATATCATGTTTTTTGAAATAGATATGATCGGGGAACAAACACAGAGTCTAATTAATGCAATCAATACTGTTACCAATAAAGAAAATATAACTATAGATTATTATTTTAATATGTCTGAATATTTTGAGAAAATTGATAAATCTCAAATATCTAAAGATAAATTAAAACAATTGTTTATGAAAGAAATTGTTAAGCTAGACCAATCAGGGTGTAATGTGACATATACGATTTATGAAGATNATGAACCTATTACCATGGTAGATTATCGACGTGATTTAAATTACCATGGATGTACTAAATATGATTATGTCATATGGGGAGAATCAGATATGTTAGTCCCAAAAGAAATGTTCCTTGCATTAGAACAAATTAAGGAGTATGCAAATTCGCAAAATATACATAAATTCGTTACTACCTTTGGGATAAGAAAGATGTGGGATAACCATTGGAAAGATTTAGAACACCCGGATTTTACAGATGCGCCATATTATGAAGATGAAAGAGCTTTTCAATATCCACATAGTATCAGATATACAATGTCAATCGACGAAATGAATGAGGTGAATGCAAAATCTGAGTCTTTTGATATTCGTATTTTAAAGCAACCTAAATTCGATGGTTCATGTTTAGTACTATCAGGAGATTTATTAAAGAATGGCGTTAATATACCACATTGTATGATAGGACATTTACATGAAGACACTAGTATGATGCATTCGGCATATAGAATTATGGGAGAAAATTATATTCAATTTGTTGTAAAAAATATATTAAAAGTACATAATAGAAATCATCCATTGAAAAGACATTATGCATTAGAAATGGATAGCAATGATAAATTATCAGATTTTTCTAAAGGTGGCAAAAAAGGAAAATGGTTTGATAGGATGAGAACATTAGTAGATTTTAATATAGCAAATTTTAATAATAGTCAGGCTCGTTTTAATACATATAAAGATTTTGAAAATATAAAGGATTGACATGAAAGTAGTTGTTTTCCATTTACCATTCCCGATGGGTAATTATAAACTTAATGAAGTGTTGGCAAATACATTACAAGCTGATGGACATGAAGTTTATTTATTACAACAATTAAATGGACATCCATATGATGAAGACTATTATCAACAGATAAAGGCATTAGATCCAGACGTATTATATTTTGAAATGTTAGATCAAGGAACATTTGATGTAGTAGAAAAATTTGATTGTAAGAAGATATTAAATATAATGGGCACTGGCATTCTAAAAGACAATTTTAAGAATGATATTAAAAAATATAAAGATAAATGGTATACACATATCTTAACAAATTCACAGTCAGTATATGATTTATTAAAAGATGATGTGGAAGGTATTGAGTTCTTTAAATATTATTTTTGTGCAATCTCAGACGAAGAACTAGTTCATAATCCTAATTATGCTCATGAGTGTACATTTTTAGGGCAAGGACATCATAGACTACAGATGCCAGAATTTAAAAAAGAATTAGACATATATTTTAAGCCTCAGCATTTATTTGATTTTAAAGTATATGGTTCCGGTTGGCCACAGCAATTGCCATGGTATAAAGGATTATTGGCACCAAATGATATAGGGTCATTATATACATCCGTCAAAAGTGCAATATCAGTTATTGAACCAGAACAATATCGTAATGGAATGATTAATAACAGATATGTTGAATTAGGATTTTGTAAAACACCTATTATAACATTTCAATATCCTAATATAGATTGGTTTGGTGCAGAAGAGTATTTAAACATTATTGATACTCCAGAAGATTTTATTAATGTAGTGAATAGATGTATAAATGAAGATGATAAGATACTTAATAAGACAGAGCAAATGCGTAAATTTATTGAAAATCAACATAAAATTTATTTTGAAAAACTTAATAGATTATTAGGACTTTAGCAAAAAATTTATTATATTATAATATGAAAAATTTTGATAATAAATTAATAGTGATCATGGAAGGAAAGGTCGGAAATTCTTTTGGCTGTTTATTCTATGCACATAAATTAGCAAAAGATGCAGGTAAAGACTTTGTTATTAATTCTGTAAAGAACGTGAACCGACAAGCAGCNTTTTATGATTTATTTAGCGATAGTAATGGGTTTGAACATATAGAATATTCCATTACAGAATTAAATAAAATCATACCTAAAGATGTTCCGTTTTTGTTACATAAATCACATTACGTAGATTCAGGTGCTATCAAAGATAGAGAGGTAATATACCACAGGAACATGAGTAATGAAAAATTATTAGAACTCGTTAAGACTAAAAATAGCGTTTGTTATTTAGATGATGCATCGTCTCATAGTATGGCTAATCCAGGCTTTATGGTCGAGACAGCACATGACCTACAGATTCATAAAAAGGTATTAGATGGAGTAAATAATTTTTGTAAGGAAAATAATATTAATAATGCAGTTAAAGGAATACACATACGGGCCACAGATTGGCCATGGAAACAAGACTGCATAAATAGTGCGTATTCGACAATACAGAACCTAGTTGATAAAAATCCAAGTGAAAAAATATTTGTATGTTGTGATGAAGAATATATAGAAAATGATTTAATAACAAAGTTACCAGAAAATATAATTATACATCGCAAAGATAGTTGTGTAAAAAAAGTTGTTGAAGGGAGTTGGAGAGAAAAGATTGATGCCGGCGACGGTAGAACACAAGATTATAATACTTTTCATGATGTCGACCAATGTGTTGATGCATTTATTGATATGTTGATATTATCTAGAACTGATATTAAATATAGGCACCAACATAGTTCATTCTCTTGGTTCTCTGAAATTTATTCAAATATATTAGAATTAAATTAATGAAAATAGTAATTGCAATAGATGATATTCATCCAGAAAAAGATTGGGGACTTGAAGGCGATAAATGTATGCAATATTTACATGCTTTGAATGCAGAATTTGGAGCTAAGTTTACGTTATTTATTCCTTCCAACTACCATGATAAATATCCTATATCAAAACATAAAGATTGGATTAGATGGCTAACGTCGATTGAATATTTTGAATTAGCAGCTCATGGACATTATCATATGTGTGAACGCGATGATATTGGAGAATGTGAATTTTTTGAATTAGATACTGAAGATAAAGTTAAGTTGAGAATACAGCAGATGATGCAAGAATGGAAAAGTGTAGACCATATACCAACCGGTTGGCGTAATCCTGGTTGGTTAGCACATCCAACAGCAGCACATTTTTTAGGACAGACATTTCATTACGCGGCAGTACATTATGAACATAATCAAAACATTCCATGGAAATGTAAAACATTTTTTGGACATGATGGTATTCATGAATCGAATATATCTTTACATGACGGAAATGTAATGTTTCAGTCACATATTGCTGGTGATTGGAATGATAATGTATGGGACGATGATAATTATGAGCAGTTAAGAAGTTCATTATCATATTTATTAAAAAGTTATGATGCAACATGTTGCACAATTAATGAATTGTTATGGAAAGAATAAAAGATAAATTTAGTTTTGTCATGCCGATGGTAATAAATCATCGTACAACAGAAGATAATGATTTAGAACGTATAGTAAAAATACAATTACCTACATTCCGNAAGTTTTTAAAATTAAACGACTTGCATAAGTTTTATATCATTACACGTAAACAAGATATTGATATAATTAAAAATACATTAATAAAAGAATTTCCAGAATTCCCGTTTGTGTTTATAGATGAATTAGAACTAGTTCCAGAATTAAAAACATTTCCATTACATCAGGTTACAGTACACCCTGGGTGGATTATACAACAATTAGTAAAATTTGAAATAGCAAAACAAATAGAAACAGAATATTATTTTTCTTTTGAAACAGATATGTTTCTTACAAAGTCATTTTCTTATAAGGATATATTTAATGACGGAAAAATAATTTGTTCTCATTTAACTGAAATGGGTAAGCCAACATGTGAGCCATGGTATATGTATGCAGCTGCTTTAATAGCTCCAGGAATTGAAGAGTTTGTTGTTGATAAAGATTGTGATAATAAAATAGAAGATGGCACATTGTATATAAATAAGATAATGGCAGTTTCACCTCAGATTTTTATTACTGAAGAAATGTTGAATTTAATAAAACATTTAGAGGAAACACATAATATGAATTATTTATCTTTATTGTTGAGAACAACAAATGGTCATCCAAATACATGGACTGAATATACATTGTATTGGATTTGGTTATTTGTACAAAATAAAATGGATTTGTATTCATTTGAGGCTCCATTTATCAGTAGTGGAGAGTTATGGACATCAAATTATAAACAAGGATTTGATAAAAAATATTTCGGAGAATTTGATTCTCATGTAATGAAAAATAAAAAACATTATTTTAATGTCGTACAAAGTAATATTTTGGACATTAAATTAGATTATGTAGTTAATAAATTAAAACCATATTTGGAGTAGTTATGAAAAAAGTTTTAATCACCGGTGGAGCCGGATATATAGGAACAACGGTAATACCTGTGTTATTAGATAAAGGTTATGAAGTAACAGTATATGATTCATTGGCATATGATGGCAATGTATTAATACCATATTTTCAACACAAGAATTTTCATTTTGTGAAAGGAGATATTTTAGAAGAATCAAAACTAAAATCAGCAGTTCGAGNAAAAGATATTATAATACATTTGGCAGCTGTAGTAGGCATGCATGCNTGTGAAAAGAACCCGGAACTGACAGAATTAGTAAACACTAGAGCAACTAAAAGTTTAGTGAATATGTTATCAGCAAAACAATTAATTATGTTTGGCTCGACAGGATCTAATTATGGAAAGGTTGATGGAATATGTACAGAAGAAACACCATTAAACCCAACGTCATTATATGCTTCTACAAAGACAGATGCAGAACGAGAGATAATGAGGCATAGTAATGCTATAGCATATAGGTTTGCAACAGCATATGGAGCCGCCCCAAGATTAAGATTAGATTTGTTAGTTAATGATTTAACTTATTTAGCAACTACACAGAAGTATATGTTAGTATATCAACCTGAATTTATGAGAACATTTATTCATGTTAGAGATATTGCAAATTCATTTGTATTTGGAATTGAAAATGCAGATAAAATGAAAGGCGAAGTATATAATGTAGGTTCGAATAAGCTTAACTTCACTAAACGACAAGTATGTGAATTGATAGCACAAAAAACTAAATGTGTAGTTTATTATAATGATTTTGATAGTGATAAAGATCATAGAGATTATGAAGTATCATATGATAAAATAAGTAAATTGGGATTTGACACTACAATTAGCTTAGAAGAAGGTATTGATGAATTATTAAAAGTATATCAAACATTAAATTTAAAGGATAAAAGATATGTTAATGCAGGAGTGTAATAAAATTGATTGGCCATTAATGAAAGATTGTGTCACAGCTGATGATAAAGCAGCTATGATAAATTTCATCAGCACAGCAGGTAGATTTACTAATGGACCAATGGTAAAGAAGTTTGAAAAAGAATGGTCTAAATGGTTAGGCTGTAAACATTCTTTATTTGTATCATCAGGTAGTACTGCAAATACATTATTGGTTGCTAGTATAAAGGAACGTTATAATTTAAAAAATAAGGACAAGGTAATTGTTCCGTGTATGACTTGGGTAACAAATGTATCTCCAGTAATGCAATTAGGATTCGAGCCTATTTTTTGTGATGTAGATAAGAAGACATTTAGTTTTGATTTAGATAATTTAAGAAAAATATCTAAAAAGTATCCGGATATTAAAGCAATATTTGTATCACATTTATTCGGTATTGCAGCTGATATAGATGCCTATAAAGAGATTTTTCCTGATGTAGTATTTATAGAAGATGTATGTGAATCTCATGGTGCAACATATAAAGGCAAGAAATGTGGAACATTGTCCTCAGGGTCGACATTTAGTTTTTANTTCGGACATCATATGACTACTATCGAAGGCGGCTTTGTTTGTACTAATGATGATGAACTTTATAATATTATGAAGATGAAAAGAAGTCATGGAATGGCACGTGAGGCATCCCCGGAAGCATATGAACAATATAAAATAGACAACCC